CCAAGTGCGTTACCTGGAATATACAGTGTGTCGCCTGGTAAGTATCCCTGACCCGCTGCAACGATGTTAACTGCAGAGTATGATGTATTTCCTCCTCCAACTATTTTTACAACGTCAACACGTAATCCAGAACCACTGGAGCTTATAGTTGAAACTAAAACATTGCTATAAGTTTGAGCACTACCAGTCGCTATACCACTAAACTGTACTGCAGTTACACCAGCGTTAGATGTAAATGCAACACCTAAGAACTCAAGTTCTCCTCTAGCATATGTTGAAACGTTATTAACTGCAGTAGCAAGACCAAGAGTGTCTCCAATTGCATAACCACTACCAAATAAAGATATCTGATCTAATGCAGCAATAGCACCAAAGTTACCACCAAGAGTAATCTGTAATCCAGAACCTGGTGTAGCAGCATCTGCTGAGTTCGCATCATAAAGATCTGATGCAGCAACACTAATTACATCACCTACTTGATAGTTTCCATCGCCAGGTGCGTTAACAATAAACTCAGAGATTGTACCACCTAGTGTATCAACAACTAATTGGAATCCACCTTGTTGTGAATTAGGATCAGAAAAAGTTAATTCTCCACCTTGAAGAGGGTGAACTGAACATCCATACCAAACACTTGTTGTTGCAGGGTTTGTTGGAACTGCAAAAGTTATTGTTCTACTTGTTGTTGCTCCAAAATATCCAGCAAGAAATTGTGCACCAGTTACAGTAGCACCATCTAGTTCATATGTAACACCATCAGCTGCATCAAGAATAGTATTTTGATCTGCATCAACAGTTGATATGAACAGTGGATGTGGATCATTTGTAGCATCACTACAATCAAAGACATATGTCTTTCCTTTTAATAGATTAAAGTTTCCACCTAAAAATCCATCAATAAAATATTTGTTTCCTAGTGAAGATTTGACTATAAATGTTTGAGTTCCTGCAAGTGGAATACTTCCAGTTAATACATCTCCTACAGTATAGTTTGATGTGTTAGATACAAATTCACTACTGTCAACTCCTCCAAATGGTTGTACTCCACCATTGTTTACGTTGAGGTTAACCAACATACCAGTTCCATTACCACCTGTTAATGGAATACTTTTGAATACACCACTAGGATAGTTAGAACCAGAAGTAACAGTTGCAGCAAATGCAGAAACTACAATGTCACCAGTCATTTGTAGACCATTACCACCAGTCATGGCGATATTTGTATATGATCCTGGATAGTAGTTTATACCACCGTTAGTAATCTGTCCTGATATTTGATCAACTGTAAAGTCAATAGTGGCACCACTACCACTTCCATTAGTTGTGACAGGAATGTTTAAATAAACGCCAGGTGTATATCCAGTACCTGTGTTAGTAATCGTTCCACCAAATCCATCAATTGTTACACCAAAAGTTGCTCCGTCACCAGTACCACCAATAGCAGGAATCTCTGTATATTGTCCACCATCATAATTTTGTCCTGCATTAGTAATTGAAATACCTAATGTATCAAGACTGTTTTTCTCAATTAAAAAATCTCTATAGTATTTGACACTTGTTGCTGCAAGGTCAGATAGTTTTTTGCCTCCTGCTGCAAAACCTAGTACACCTGTACCATTACGATATAGTCCTACGCTAACATCATTTACAAATGCTAAACTTGGAGCTGTTACTAGACCATCTCCTAGTTTTAAGTTACCTGTTGAAAGGTCTGAACCTCCAGCGGTAACTGTAAATATCTGGGTACCTATTTCGTTTATTTTGACCCTTTGCTGTTCAAAGGTGTCAGTACGTGCTACATTAACTGCTGGCATTTTGGATTAACTCTCTCAGTAAGGACTTGATTTCAGAGACATCATTCTTCAAGTTATTTATGTCGTCCAATGCGGAACTCAACTGTTTTGATTTACGTCTAGATTCGATAGCAGAATCATCCACATTGATGATGGCACCAGTCTTTTGGTCTCTGACGAGACCATCATGTCCAGACACTTTTATAAAATCCATGTGCGGAAATTAGAACGCAGCGACTGCTCTGATGTCCTGTACTTTAGGAACATAGGAAGGATCGACACCAGACATCACAATTTTAATAGCAAATGATGAATATTCTGGAAGTTTAGAAACACTATATTTTAAATCTTGATAAGAAGATTGTTTCTCTACAATACCTGATATTGTATTTTCACTTGTTGCAATATCAAACACATCTGGTTCACCTGATGTATTGAAATAAATCCAATCAATATCTTCAAAGTTTTCTTGACTAGATGCTTTCTTATACTTGTAGAACACTTTAAGGTCTTCAATATCTCTAACATTTGCTAGTAGATGTACATCAATAGCAGTTGCGGGATTTGCAATCGTAACTTCTTTAGTTACATACTTAGCAATAGCAGAACCATTCTTAGATGTATCCTCAGCAACAAAGTCTGTACCATTTGTATAAGTTACTTTTCCAACTTCAAGATATGCATTTTCTTCATCAGGTTGATTAGGATATTTGACAAAATCCCCTACACGGAATATATCAGCAAGTTGATTTGCAGTAACTGCATTTCTATTATAAAGAGTATTGTCTATAATCCTATCTGTAAAACTATCATTAATTGGGTTTGTATCAACTCTCAATGTTAGTTGTTGAGTTTGAGTATTCCAAATAGTTGTCTTACCAGTAATTATATTATCATATGTCTCATTTAATATGTTTGGATTACGTGCAACAATAGTAGATGCATCAGCAATAGTTGCAAATACTTGTGATGGATTTGAGTCAACTGTAACAGAAGTGAGACCTAATTGATTTCCTAATGTTACTGTCTCTCCTTTTTGGAAGAATTGACTTGTCTTAACTCTAACGTAGACAACTTGACCATTTACTCTAGCAATAGTACCAGTTGTTTTTGTTGTAACTCCTTTGATTGTTTGATCTGCCTGTAATTGAGTTCCACCGTTTCCAGCAAGATTGAATTGATATACTGGATAGAATTCAACAACTTGATCTCTTCTACCAAATCTATCTTCTGCACCACTAGCATTTTCAATTCTATTAGAAACTGTTTTCACAGTAGCATTAGATAAGTCTATTGCTGGACTCAAATGAGACACAGTAGACGATAATGACATTTTATAAACTAATGATTGAGAAACACTGTTTAGAGTTTCATTAATACTAGATGCAACAAATTTTTGATTAGTAAAATAATGTGGTTCATTTAAAAATGTCTTCTCATAATCTGATTGTGAATAAGAATTATAATTTGTTGATGTTGAATCAACAGGAACTACATTAGTTGTTTTAACCTCTGTATTTAAAGTTGTGCCAGTAAATGATAAGTATGAAACTTGTGGATATAGAGTTTCATATTTTCTGTTGAATGAAGCATATACAAGATCTCCACCACCGATAGAGTTACCAGCAGCTTGTGAACTTGATTGAATGTTATATGTGTCAACGCCAGAGTTAGATACTTGGAATAATGTACTGTTCAATATAGATGCAGTTACACCACCAATTTCATTTGCAGTTCTGTAGAACACATAAGAATTTCCACCAGTTTCAAATCCATGATCTCTATGATTTACTTTTAATATAGAGTTGTTATTTTTAAATAATTTAGATGTAGAATTTGTATTAGCACTTGCATTAGTTTCAAATGGATTACTCTCTAATAATTCATATCCAAGATTATTATTTTTAATTAATAATTCTGCTGGTCTTGATGTATTAAATTCAGCACGATACATTGTAAACTTAAGATCTTCAAATATATCTTCAGTCCAACTCTCAGTATTTTGTGATCGGTATACCGAACCTAATGACGGTTGGGTTGTAATGACCGTACTTGTTGCTATGTCGGTTTCTCCTAATTTAGATGACCATAGTTCATAGTCGATAGAATCTGTCTCTACTACAAGAGCATATTCAGTATCATTTTGTAAGTATACTGGGTAATCAAATCCAAAATGTGTAGGAGTAGTTGATTCTGTAACACCTGTCTGATCAGTCGCTACACCCATTCTAACTGCTGGTGTATCTATTTCTATAAAGGTTTGTATTTCACACCCTCCAGACCCGTTACCAACGCCTTTAACAACAACTGCTGGTGCTTCTGTATATCCAAATCCACTAAGTGCTATCTCAGCATTATAAATCTTACCACCAGAAACTTCTATACTTGCTGTAGCAGTAGATCCACCAGGCAATTGTGGACTTTCAATAGTAAGAATCGCACTGTCATAATTTAGACCAGGATTTGTAACTCTAACATCTGATAATTTACCACTATCTTTTGCAATAGAAAGAACAAAGTCTGTACCATCTGTTGCATTTGCGAGAGTCACAGATGGAATAATTAAATCTTCATTTGGTAAGAATGATTTACCATTATGATTATTGAGAACAACAGTATATACTTGCTCATTAGTAAGATCATATTTACCAGACGCAGTAGCAACTAACTCTACGTTGTTCTTATCAAATACTTTAAGTATAGGACCTGATGCAGTAGAAGATGCACCAGTCACACTTTCATTTTTATAGATTGCCATGTTACCACTAGCAAAACATTTAAGGAAAGTATTTGGTGTTAAAGTTTTTTCACTACCAGGTACAATATTCTTTGCTGGTTTTTCAGCATCTACATTAGTGATGTATGTTTTAATTGGTATAGTTGCACTCTTTTTATTAAAGTAAAGATCAACACCAGTTACAAAACAACCACCATCTAAGTTTTCTACTTTAAATGTCTGTGCAAGAGGATTAGGTCTTACAGGATTATCAGTATTACTTTCAATTAACTGAACACCCTCGTTAGATTTAAAGATAGATGGTTTTGTAGAAACAATACTAGAAGGATTTTCTGGAAGAATACCAGTAGCATAGTACTTAACTTCTGTATAAGAATCTACAGTTGATTTTTGTGCATTAGTAGAACTAGAAGTAAATCTAAATGTAAGAGTTCCAACAGTAAAGTTTAATGCTTCTGCTGATGCATCATATCCAACAGTATCAATGTCTCCACCCCATACAGCATTTTCATTAGGAGGTGATCCTGCTGGCAGAATAATTAAACCACTAGCATTACCATATTCGTCTGTAGTTATAGGACCATTAAATGCTGATAATGAGTTTCCAGCAATTCCTGTATATCTAAGATCAGGATTAACCCAACGACTAATATCTCTACCTTCTAAGAATACGTATATTCTTGTATTAGGTTTCATCCTACCAACCTTAAATTTAATAGGAGCACTTCTTGCGAAGAATGATAATGATGTAGAAACTATGTTATCACCAACAGTCTTAGTTTGTAACCCTTTACCAACCTCATTATTTTGAGGACTGATGTTAGAACTACTTCCAACAGAAGCACTCTGTACAGATGTATCAGCAATTTGTGAATTAACTCCTCCAAGAGAATTGATAGCAGTAAATGATGATGAAGCACCAACCCAGTTAATAACAAATGAGTTGTGTAAACTAGAGAAACTTTCTTTCACACTTTCTTTTGCTAAGAATATATTAAAGAGATCTGTATTAGTATCTACAACAACTGGTTCAATACTATTATCATACCACTGATCTATTGCTGGAGATACATCACTATCACCAACATATTGTAAAACAACAAATGGGTTTGGATTTAATTTTGAAGAAGCAAAACTATTTCCTAATAAAGATAATGGAGAGTATGGTAGTGTTACCATATTTCCAGATTTCTTATAACCAGAAACTGCTCTTTGATCTTCTCTTGTATTGACTTCTACTAAATCTATAGAATCTTCTTTAGACTGTGGACGTAATACTGATTGTTGAGCATCAATAGCACAACGATAATCAAGTGATTTGAGACTACCAACTTTATGTGCCTCAAAGTTATCAACGACAAATCCAGACTTAAATCTATCAAGACCAATATCATCCTTAACTTGCATGTTAAGTGCTTGCTGTTCTAAGATACTAAGAGTAGTATAGTATTCTAATCTTTCAATGCGTTTTTCTAACTTACCGATATCACGCATTGTATAACGTTTGTTATCAACTGGGGTAATTCTTACATCCTTACTTGTCTTTGTAAACGCAGGAATATAAGCATAGAATAATGGTACTGCATCTTCTATAGCATCAGGTTTAGTTGGGTTAAGAGATGAGTTACCTTCTTTAACTACAAAACTACCTTTCTTATCTAAGTAAATTCCATCAATACGATCTAAGTATTGTATTTGACTGAATGAGAATGTATATTCTAAACCCTTATCAGGGGCAGGACTACTTGCAATAATTGCACCAGGACCAGAGAATGATCCAGTTGTTACTTCTAAAGTAGAAGTATCTAAGAAGCCAGGTATAATAGTAGCACTATCAACTTTAGGTCTAAAGTCAATTACATTCTTAAGTTCTGTAATACCAAGAACAGAAGAATCAAATGTAGGAATCTCATCTTCAGAAACTCCTGCTTCATGTAAGTAACTATCAATTGT